AGATATTAATTCTGATAAATGTTTAATTGTGTCTGCTGATAGAGATTTACTACAATTAGTATCATCAAATATTCATCAATTACTTCCTGCTAAAAATGTAATTGTTGATTTAGATAATTTTGAAGATTATGCAGGATGTGCGCCTGAGCATTTTTTATATTATAAAGCAATCATGGGCGATGTGTCAGATAATATTACTGGATTATCGGGATATGGTATTGTTAGAGCAAAAACATTAGCAGAAAAAATTAACAATAATTTAAATGATTATACTGAATTGAGTCCAGAACAGAAAGAAATAATCGGAACCAATTTAAAAATAATGGATTTAAAAGAAGGATTGGTTCATCGTCCCTCAGAAGAATATCATTTTATACAACAATTAAATGATACACATGCATTCGACGGTGAACAATTTGTTAAACTTACAGAGTACTACGGCTTAGGTGGTTTTAGACGACAACTAGGCTCATGGAGTGCTATATTTAATTCATCAAAAAATGATATTGAAGATTGGTTTAATAACATTACCATGTAAAATTGTGCGTAGCTGATATAAATAAACACATATATGTTAAGAAATATTCCAATTAGATGTCGTGTATGTTCTTCCTCTGTGAATGGACAAGAATATCCAATAACCGAGTCTTCGGGGCGAAGAGTTATGAATTGTGTATGGAGATGCAACCATTGTAGCACTTTCAATAAACAAGGGGTAACTCGTATTATATCCGAACCAACAAAACCATAATTAATGAAAACAAGTAAAAAAATTCTTGCAGTAATCGTATCATTAGCCATCATGGCTACAATAGCCACCCTTTTAGCTAGTGGAGCATATGCTGTATTCGGACTTTCCTTTTGGGGTATTTTTGAATTAGCTATAGGAACTCAACTTATTGTCCCCTACCTCTTTGAGAATGTATGGGAAAAATATATTCTTAAGAAACAAATAGACGAGTATAATAGTAAGCCCTATAAGCAATATCCTATTAAAACCGCTTGTCAACATTGTGGTAATTTAGCTGTTCTAAATCTCGATTTAGATGATACTGAATATGTATGTGGTAATTGTCATAAACACAATGCTGTTCATGTGACATTTATGACTGCTGCGATCCAAACACCTATTAATACTCAAGTACTATGAGTCGTTTAAAGCCGGATTTTGAACCATTGGAAAACAGTGCCTTTTTCTTCCGGCCTAATACTGCCATTCAAGCAGAGGTTAATACACCAGAGACACCCGCATCATTACCAGACTTAAAAGAAATTATTAGAAAATTCTCCTTAAGTTTGAATGCGGATGATCAGAAAAAATTTAAACATGCTACTCTCACAGCAAAGACATGTGCATTCAATAGAGATAGCGATCACTATTGGCAAATCCTAAAAGATTTTTTTATACAGTCTCTTAAAGAGACTCATCCTGAACAAGATATATCATCCATCGTGGAGATACTTAACAGTGTCAATTTGTCACATTTATCGAAAGATCGTGTTGACAATGTGGCATTTTTGGTATATCTTATGGGAATTCTAAACGGATTGTTATAAAAATTATGAAAACTGATTGGCCCACAAAGGGTGATAAACTGAGATTTCGAGGCGTGCCTAAATTTGTTTATCCCCACTTCAATAATATTATCAAAAATGCACAAGATAAATTAACTATCGGCATGGATTATACTGTCAGCAAATGCGAAGTATATAGTTCATGGTGTGCAGTTTGGTTAGATGGGAATTTAGGTGAAATGGATTTTTATCATTTACAATTCTTTGAAAGACTATAAAATTTATGGAAAATACAACCGATTTTGTTCTCCCTGTAATAGAGAAAACAAGAAAACCAAAAAAACAACCACCTAAGCAAATCCTAGAGGAGCGCCCAAGATTACCTCGTACTAATCGCACTATTAAATGTGCCTTCTGTGCTTCTGAAAAGATTTTAAATCCCGATCAGTACCAAGCACTATTCGACTATTGGGGCAATGAAGAAAAAATTGAACGGGAATTCATGTGCAAAGACTGTGACGTAGCCATGAAAGATAATCCTATTCTATTTTGGGCAAAGTATAGCGAATTACTACCTGCTCTTGCTCGGAAGATTCGGGCAGCATTTGAAGTGTTCAATTCATCTACCAAAGGTAATGAAAATACTGTGGTACTACAAAATATGGTTAATTCTTTCCTTGGAGAGGTTAAGATTGATACCCGTCTTGCTGAGTATGGTACCGAACCTGCTCCAAATGGTTTCACTGTCAAAAATTTAAAATTGAACAATATGCCTTTTATCGGCACTGTAACTTTATATCCTTATGAACAACCAAGCAATAGAATTAGATTTAACCAGTAGTCATCCGAAACCTGCCTCAGAAATGTCTGAGATAGAATTAACTAAATGGTTTGCATTTCTAAATGCAATGAAATTTATTAATGTAGGAGAGGAGATTTATAAGACAGATGTGCCTGAGCACGATATTCCTTATAAATCCATTTGCAACTATGTCCAGACAGTATCAGGAGATATTAAGGAATGTCTCCGAACCAATAACGGAATTCCTATGAAATATTCGTTATGTGGACAAAATGAAGAAGCACGCAATATTGAAGAAATCACTTACCATATAAAATAATGTATAATCTCTTAAGAGTTGTATTAAAACAAGTTGGATATGTGCCTACAGAGAAGCCCGAAAAGCCTGTCAAAACACGGGTTGTACCCTTCGATGATATGGCATATATGGCTACCACATATGTAGCCCAATATAAAAGATATGGCGTATGGTGGAGATTTACTGAATTTTTTCAATTAGGTTCAGACCCTAATTCAGGTATTTGGAAAACCGATCATCCGGTGATAAGTCAAAATTTTGACAAATTGGTGCGTTTCTGTAAGCGATTTAAAACGCATGAAGATGTAGATGAATATCACCGACAAGAGGAAATCAAATATAAACGAGCATATGCCGAATTTATTGATAAATCGGGATGTAACCGAAAATGGGAGTCTGATTAAACAAAAAGGCGGGAAGTAATACTTCCCGCCTTTTTGTTTTAGAAAAATGGAATTTCATGATAAATATTATTATCATGGCTCTCGGCTCTATTCAAAAAGCAAAACAAGTGTTTCAAGAACACGATTTCTCTCGTCAGAATCAAATTCGTATTCTGGATGTCGGTCCCGGCGTTCCTCCGTATGTACGTGCAGAATTGATTGAAAAGCCAACAGGAGCAGGTGGATACCTCTATGCTACTGCTTATTCAATTCCCGGCAGAACTATTAACAATATTCAAGTTCCTTTCCAAGGATTTAACTTTAATATTCCCGGTCAAGTAAGTTATGAGCCTAATCCATGGACTATTACTTTCAATACTCCCGGTGATTACCTTGTTCGTAATGCTTTTGAACGTTGGTCGTTCGCTACCATCAATGAAGACACTTCTTGTGGACAGTTTAACTTCCCTTGTGACTCTGCTTCCATTGATATTGCTGTGCTATCCCCTAAATGCCAAGTAATCCGTGTTTACCGCTTGATTGGGGTATATCCGCAGTCTGTAGGCCAAATTGAATACGATCAGTCAGCAATCGAAAAAACCACCTTTAGCGTAGGACTACATTATCAGATGTGGCGTCCTGTTCTCAACTTCGATAGTGGTTCTATCGACACTGATAACACTGCCGCTGCTGAGATTGACTCAATCTATACAGGTTATGAAAATAAAATCTTAACCAATAGTGGTGGTGCTTGTGGAACGAAATAATTAAACAACAAAAAAACCGGGAATGAAAATTCCCGGTTTTTTTATACCTTAATAAAGGTTAATGTCAAGTTGGAAGTGTTGCTTTTTTCTTTTCCACAATATCATGAACAAAGGTAAAGATGGTCTTTAATACCCAAATCTTGTTTTGTGCAGTAATCTTAGAGAAGAACGGCTGTTCTTTCAATTTACGGACAAATGCATTAACTGCTCCGTGAATATCGCCCTCAGTGATTTTAAATATCACATTGCGATTGATTGCTAATTCCGAAGTTAAGAACTGTGAAAGATATGCATTAATCTCTTCATCCTGATCGAAATGAGAATTATTATTACTTACAGAATAATCATTATCTTTAAATTTAGATACATCCTTTACCACATCTTCATATGCATGTGATAATTCATGGCGAATAGCATCCTTAATGAATTTCGGCAATGATCCGTTTATAACATCTTCAAATTTTTTATCTCGGTAATATGATTCAGAAGATTTAGCAGGATTAAAATATACCTCAATGGTTCCATTATTCTCTCCATCTTTTCCATAATAAATTGCCTGAACATCTGTATCAGTCCACTTATTAAGTTTTCTATCAGCATGAGTACGACGAGAGTATCCTTTATAAAACTTAAAATCTAATTTTTTGTCTTTTCCTAAAGATAGGGTTATTTTACTACCAGAACGAACCCCATTTTTCTTTTCACGAATTTTATTCTCTAAACGAGAAAGGATTACTTCGGTAAATTTGGCAAGGTCAATGAAATGTTGACGTTCTTGTAAAAGGAAAAATGATTTAAAACTCATTTAAATATTTACCATTTTCGAATGATTCTTCCTTTTGTTAAGTCTGTATGACTTATTTCGAATTCGATATTATCTCCGACATCGGGTTTATTGTAACCTTTTGACATTTTACCTGCTAAGGTACAGATCACATCAGTTGGGACTTTTTCACAGGAAACGCGATAGAAACCGTTACCATGTGCTGCAATAATATTGCCTTTTAATTTAAGATTGACTGTTTTCATACAAGTACTATATCACTTGTAAAGAGTCAAAACCATAAAAATATTAAAGTTAGGTGTAAATTACACTGTATAGCTTTGCAGGAACTATCTATATCTTCTATGCGGGCGGCGTTTCTCCTGACTGCCGTTGACCTTTCATATCCATATCTAATCTATGGTGCTAACTCTAAATGGTAGAAGTGGTGGGAATCGAACCCACATTTTCCGAATTATCTATTCGGTGCTTAGTAGTTTATAAGGCTACCCCATAGGCCAATATTAGCAACACTCCCATGTAATATGTAGGTTTGGTTTTTTGCAGGGTGTTTATTTCAACCACCAATAAGACTCGGATTTTTCATTCCCGACTATGCCCTGACATTTCTGTGTGTCTAACCACACCGCTACATAATGGCGGACGATAGAGGATTCGAACCTCTGCTACCCCTTGCGGACTAGGACTCTGCTTTCCAAGCAGGCACATTACCAGACTATGTTAATCC